AAACGTTTTAGTCGATTCGATAATGAAGTGTCTGCCATACTTTATGTTTTTATATAAATATCATAATAACCATTTAAGACCGTCTTTATCTCCGTTCCAGTCCCATGTACCATTCGATGAATTTTTAGATGAAAATACACTATTAACTTTTCCAAAATGACCTAACGATCTTCTGGATAAATCTATTCCTTGCTGGCGTAAACGTAATGCAGTATCACGTACCCATAATGCAATTGCAAATGACATTACTAAGTCATCATTGTAACCTCTTTGAGCTTCTGCGCGACTACCGTTCCAAATGAATACGTATAGTTCATCTGTCAATCTTTTACTTTTAACAATAGGACTTTTTTCTCTAAAATACGTTTCTAATTTAGATATCATTAATGGTCTTGTCTTTGATGTAGTCGAAAATCCAGGAACTTTATCTCCCTTAGATTTTAAGTCATATCCCTTTGCTAAATGAACTTCTTCATCTATATACGCATCTTGGCGATATGAATAATATAAGTTTTCATAGTTACGGTCAATTGCAACTTGTAATACCGCCCATCCTATGTTTGCATTTTCTATTACTAGCAAAGCATTATTATATTCTGTAGCAACTGTTATTAACATATTACCGTAATCAGTAGTTCCTATTTTACCTCGGTATTCTGCCACCTGTTCCATAGTATCTATTTCAATAACATGAAACGCAGAGTTATCAGCGCCATCGCCACGAGCAACGTCAGCTACAACTGCATAACTTTTATTATAGTCAGGATATTTCCATATCCAATAATTGCTATCAAATCCTCTCTTTTCTAAAGGATCTGTAACATATGTTTGTTCATACCATTGTATAATAGGGCCATCAACTACCGTATGTCCAGATGATATAAAGTCACAGTCACATTCTTGCGCTGCTTCCTTATCCCCTAACAATCGTGTTTGTTCTTCACGCCAAGTCTCATCACGATCCGGATGAACTGTCCAGTGTAGCTTAATTGGATTAAATTGTCCTCCAGCTTCAGCATCTACCCATAATTTATGGAATAAATTACCAGTACCATTAGGTGTAGATAATATAATAGCACCTCCACCCGTTGCTAATGTTTGTTGAGCTGATGTCCAAATTTCGTCAATGCCTTTAATAAACGCAGCTTCATCAATTACCAATAGTGACAATGCTTCAGAACGACCTGATGTCCCTGCGCTTGATACGGCTTTGATTTGCGATCCGTTCTTAAAACGTAATGATAATTTATTATCTTCAATTGATTTACCTTTTAGCCATGCTGGTAAATTATCGTGCATTACTCTTACCTTCGTTACTAAGTTTTTAGCAACGTCTTGAGTAGTAGCAATAACTAGAACGTTATAGTCATTCTTAAATAACATAGCCCAAAGTGCATATCCAGCTGTTAAAGTCGATATACCTAATTGACGCGACTTAAGAATAATGTTATATCGATTATCACGTAAGTCATGTAATGTATCTTCCTGGAAAGGGTATAAATTAAAATACATCTTTCCTTTCGTAGGGTGTTGAATTATGCAATACTTACGCATAAAATGTACAGGGTCAGCTGCACATTTTTTATATTCGTCTGCTATTATTTCTTTTAATGACTTTGACATAACTATTCAATATATAAAATTTATAACGTAAAAACAAGAATTAATGTAGGAAGTGCAATTAATAATGCAGAACCTCCAATAATTACGCCATTACGTTGTCTACGATATTTTCTAGCTTCTTTAACAGCTAATTCAATTTGTACATTTTTAGCATCTACAATTTGTTTATACGAATTAATATCCGTCATATACGTAGTTTCTTTTTTCTGATGATTTAGTATAATAGAATTTTTTAAGGCAATTGTATTACTTAAATCTATATTAATACTGTATAATATTGCAAGTTCTCGTCTGGCTTGGTCGCCTGATTCTAAATCCATAATAATTTCTTTCATTGTACCTGCAGGTAAACAAATTAAACTATCACTCAGAATATCTTTTTGCGAAATAGCTGTTAATGTCATCATTAGAAAAGCTATTAACATGATTAATTGTTTCTTCATATTCCTTCCGTAGTTGTTGTATCTCTTTTTGTTTTTTAATAACACTTGTTTCTATACGAGCAATTGAATTATTTAACGAGTCGATTTGTAAATTGAGTTTTGTACGCATATTAGCATCATTATCTATTACTACATTTAAACTGTCAATTGCATGTTCTAATTTATAACGTTGTACATCAATAGGCAACTCTGGCTTTCTTAATAATAAAACTATCACTATTAGTGTTAGAAAGGCAATACTGCCTACTAACGTATAAAACCATATATTTGGTATTGTTTTCGTTATGCTCATGTGGCATTATTCCTTTGCTATTCCAGATGCTAAAATAAATTCTTCTATAGCAGAAGCAGTTAAGTCGCCTGCTTTAATAGTAGTTTTTGCCGTAGTTATTAAATCATCCATGGATCCAAATATCTGACCTATTATTTGCGATAGTGCTGAATTGCTAGCAAAATACTGAATAGCGTCGGTTGTCATTACTATTAACATAATCCCAATATATATAACGTTTGCAACCGCATGTGATTTTTTCCATGCCTTTTTCCATGAGTCTCTTTTAAGAATTCCATATTTTGCTGCTAATATCGGCGTAAGAACCGCACGAATCGGAAACAATATAGCATCATGCATAACATGTCCTGCGTTAGCTACCCATTTTGCGCCTTTTGATGAAAATGTCAAATCATGTAATATATGTAACATATGTTTATCAGCAGGCTGCGCTTCTTTACCTTCCGGCGTAAAACTTGCGCCATGAGGTTCTTGTCCCTTTTCTCGAGTCTTATTGTTCGCATCACCTACTGCTTGTGCAATCTTTTGAAACGCCGTTTCTATATCTTTTTGCATCGCAGTGTCCGGATCTTCACGTAATGCATACGCAGTAGCTATAGAACTTCTCAATCCTAAAAATCCTTCTTTTTTAGCTAAAGCTAATATTTCAGTTTTTGATGGAATTTGATTTGTTTTTTTAGCTTGTTTATATATAAGATCTAAAAATATTAAGGCTTGTTGTTCACCTTCATCATATTTTCCAAATTTACGTTTAGCCCATTCAATTAATTCTGCTAGAAGTTTAGCTAATGCAGGTAAAGCTAATACCGTCATTAAAAAGCCTTCGGTAAGTAATTGGCCGCCGCGGCCATTGGATTCTGTCCGTATGCCGTTCTCTACATCGCCCTTATCTAAAGCGCTAACATCGAGTTTGTCTGGATCAGTTAAATATTCTGCATCCGGCACTTTATCGCCCAATTCTTGCGCCGCTTGTGCTATTATGTCTGCAAGTTCATCATCGCTGATTTCAGCTTCTGTTCTAGTAGGAGCAAAAAAACGTTGAACTGTTAACATATGTTCTGATGTTAACGTCTTTCTTAAGAAAGATACATACTCTTTAAAGATACCACGAGTCTTTTGTTCTGCGGTCAGTGAATGTTCCAATTGAATTGAACGTTGCGTGTTAAGGCATTGCTCCCATAACACTTCTTTCATTACAACAGATAGATTTATTCTAGCCATTACTTTCTCTTTTTAAGTTCTTCACGAATAACATCACGTATTATTTTACGTACTTCATCGATTTGTAATTCAGTATCTTTATCTAATTCTAACAAAGCTGTATTCAATTCTTGCTCCAATCGACGCTTTTCAGCTGTCATTTTTTTCAATTTATCGAATAGTTTAGGTTTTTCATCGCCTATAGCTTTTGTCCATTTTGCAGCAACTTCTTGCATTTCAGCTGAATGCTTTTCTAACTTCTCAGCAGCTTTAGTTACTCGTCTTGGTGTTGCCATCTTCGCCTTTTAAATTTGTTAATATATTGTCTTTTAACGTTTGATAATCAGTATCAAATTTTTCTAAAAATGCAGTTTGATCCCATTCTTCTAATCCGCCTTCTGCATTTTGAACAAATTCAACTTTCAATGATTCCCGTAATATTGCAACTTCTTTATCAGCATCTGCTAACCAAGCTTCTGCATTAGCTAACATTATATTACGTGAATAATTTTCCCATGCCTCTTTACCTTGCATTCGTACTGCAGTCTCTTCTTTAATAACACATTCGAAACATTTTTTACGTTTAAAATACATTTTAAAGTTTAACTGCTGTTCTTCATCTCGCATTTTTTTATCACAACATGGACATTTTTCCGGGACGGATAAAATTTGCCGGATTTGCTTTAAGATACTATTTAACGGCGTCTTAGTACGAAATCCTTCTTTTTGTTCTATTTTATATTCTACCCCAGTCTTTGGATCTTTTTCTATCCATATGTCTCCGACAGCACGTTTGCTATCAGATTTACTTTCATACCCAAATGACTTACGTGTTTGAGTACTATGTGTTCCGGCTAACAATTCCTTGGTAGCTTTTAAATTTTGTAACTTGTTACTCATAAACTTATTTTAGTTCTGATCTAATTTTCATTTTAAGCATGCGTTTAGCAGTATCATCTAACGGTAATTTTGATAACATGTCTATAACAAATGCCACTTGTGCTGTTGCCGGTTTATTTTCAATAGCCTTTACTAACATTTGATATGCTTGAGTTTTTTCTAATTTTTCACCTTTAGAATCTAAACCGCCTTGTGATGTAGAATCTTCTTGCGATGTAGAATTGTCAAGATCAAGTTCGTTGAGCTTACTTTCTGCAACCGGTGCATTCTCATATCCTTTCAATTGACGTGATACTTGACCACGTAATGAAGTTAATTCAGTAGCAGTAATGCCAAAAGTTTTCATTAACGCAGCTAATAAATTTACCTTTTGTATTTTAGGTAATTTAGACAATCTTTCAGTGTCTACATCTCCTAAATATTTATCGAGCATACTACGACCTGAGCCTAGACTCGCGCGTGCCTGCGTACCTACGCTTTGTAGAAATCCGCCTGGCTGATATTCTTTAAGCATCTTTTGTACATGTTTACGTATTTCATTACGTAGTTCTTTTTCTGTTGCCATATATATTTCCTTTTTAATAAATATCTATCTAAACTGGGATTCTAGTCCTTTAACAATAAATCGGCCAGTTATTTTAAACGGCTCATTGGATATCTTAGGATCTCTAATTACAATACCTTCATGGTCTTTAACAGGGCCTAATGGAGAACTTAATGCCTCTAATACTGCATTACCTAATTCCATCGTTGCTAAATAAATAACAAAGCCGTTAATTACTTTTTCTACATCATCAGGATTGGCTACCATTTTAGCAGCATCAGCTCCTTGTGATAAGGCTAACAATACTTGTTTAGATTGTGCGCCTACTGATTTACCATCTGCTAATTTAACTGTTGTATCACGTTCATTTTTAGCAGTTGCTAGCCATTGGCTTAAACTCTTTGATACTTTCTTTCCGTTAACGGTAATAGAATATTTCTTAGCAAGTTCTCCTGCAAAGTCCGGAGCTTTGTCTAAAGTTGTCGGTACAGATCCTAGTACTTCGAACCCGTACTCATTCGCAGTTGGGGCTAAATTGTTCAATAAATCTTGCATTGACTTCTTGTTATAAGTTATCTCTTTAGTAGCACGACGCTTTGGTGTTACTTGTTCAATTTCTAGTAATCCGTGGATTGCTAAAAAGTTCTTATTATAAGACAATACATTAGTTGAACCTGCAACATATTCAATATTAAACAATATATTTGGATTATTCCATAAACCTAATGCTTTAAGTTGAGTGGTTATATCTGGTATAGCATCGTTAAAAATATCTAATACTTTGCCTCCAGTAACTATCATGCCATGGCCGGCGCCAAATCGATCTTCAAGATCTGCTTTTGTAATACCTTTAACATCTAACGGTTTGCTAGACCCTCTATCCATTACAAATTGACGTCTGCCATCAATATTAACTAATCGTATAGAAGCATTTACTCCGTCAATCTTAACTGATGCAGGACCTTTTTCTAAATAGCTAGCAGCTTGTACAAATACTTTTACTAAATCTTTACCGTTTTTTACAGAAGAAATATCAAATGGATGTGCCATATGGCCTCCAGCACCTCCTTCTATTATCAAATCTTTAAATCTCATTTTACGTTCCGTTAATTTTTTTTTTATCATGGTATACGTAGTAGGATCGTACCAACCCATTATTTTTTTAAATGTATCGGGACTACTGTTCTTTAAAGCGTTTCTCAATGACGTACCGGACATTTCGCCGAACCCAGGAACATTTAAAGATACATGTGGAGCTACAATTAAATAACCATGTTTATCATATCCTTGAAGATTATTTTTATTGCTAGCATATGGTTGAAAGTATGAAGGATCTCCGCTCTTTTTAGGTTTCATAGAAAATCTAGGATCGTCATCCATATCCTTTTGACCTACCATGAATACTACTACTGTAGTAGCAGGATCGAATCGACTTAATAGTTCCGTAGGAGTATACGGCTGCTTAGTTTGTATCACATTCTTTATACCGTACTTCGAAATAATAGTTTTCTTATCAGCAAAAGAAAATGGAGATTTGCCTTTCTGAGTCTTATCGCCGGTAGCTATAAAAGTATTGTCAGCTCCAAATTGGTTTTGTAGCCAACTAAATGTTTTTGCGTGATGATTACCAAACGGTTGAAAACGTCCAGGATACACTGCAATAATACGTTTATTAGTGTCTTCCGTTATAATTGAAGATAGCCAGCTACCTAAATTCATATCATATTCCTTTTGTATAAATATGTTTATTGTGTTATAATCCGATTGCTGTAATAAATTCTAGAATTGTAGTATAGGTAATATCATTTACAGAAATATTAGTACAATCAAATACTAATACCCCGTCTACAAATTCTATGTAAGTTTGAGTTTCACTTATAATTGAATAACCCGCTGGAAATTGTTCATTTGCAAAGAAACGATCTTGCTCTTTTAAAATTATACCATCAGTAATTGTTGTTATGTTTATCATACGCGTTCTAAATAATACATTGTTGAGTAACCAGAGTCACCTGTGTTAGTGTGTTGTATACCAAATATTATATATTGATCTACAGCCCAGTTTATTGTCGATGCTGCTCTACCTGTTGCTGCATCGTCTGTTGCTAATGAGGTACCCACACCTACATGCTCTGTGTTAATACCGGTTGCAGCGAGTATATAAAAATCTCGTTTCATTTGCATCGATGTAGTATTACCAGTTAGTATACCTAAAGTAGTAGCCGTTGTAATATCGTTAGTAGTATTGATGTATATTCCGGTTGTGGTATTACCACCGGTGGCTAACTTTCTAACACGGTACCTTACTCTAAGAATATCACCAGTAGCAAAGGTGTTGGCTGGTATTAGGAATGAAGTGGTTGCTAGCAGAGACGTTGTACCAGTACCAACCATAGATCCAGTACCAAAACTTCTGTATGTAGATAATCTACCAGTAAGTAAGGATGCTGTAACAGCATATGACGCACTTGTAACAGATCCTAATAAAAATGACGCTGTCGCCGCATTTAATGCATATGACGATGATCCGAATAATGAGCCTGTTATGCCACCATTTATATTTAATGAACCAGTTAATCCATGTATATCAGTTATTAGATTGCCTATATTTACTCCAGTACCTGTCACTCTAAATTCTACCGAACTGCCACTGATAAAAGTAAATTGAGAACCTGTCACTGTCACGTTACCAATAAAATTACTAGACCCAGATACATTTAGTATATTAGGCCATATTGTACCATTACCTGTTACATAAGGTCCTATTAATACACCTGCACCTCCATAAACACTTGTTGGTCTTAAAATAATACTTCTATTAAATGCACTTGGAGA